TCGCCGCGCGCCTTCACACCCTCGCCAATCCCCTATCATGAGGAGTGGATTCACAAGGTCCACCGCGACGCCGAGCGCCACGCCGGCAGAAAAGCGGTGCGTGCCTGGGTCGCAAGCGACGTCGCGGGGCTGAGCGGCCGCGCCGTGGCGGATGCGGTCCATGTGGGGCGCGCTGCGGCGTTGGAACTCATCTATACCGGTCGATTGGCGGTGGAGGAGGCGTTGATCGCGCAGGGGTGCATGCATCAGTGAGCAGCTCACGTTTCATCCGAGAATTGGTGTTATGCGAACTTTTATTATCAGAATTGTTTTTGAATATGAGATTGAATTGCTTTTCGGAAGCCGAGCGGGTCAATAATATTTTTAAAAAATTGCGTGCCCACTCCTGTTCCGCGCACCAGCAAAGTTCCTCGATTAAATCGTTGGTCTAAAAAGCCCTGCTTTAGAGCGACGTTTTCAATCTTTGAAAGTGGGAGTTCGCTGATTTGACGATTGAAAACGCCAGAATCCGAAATGATGCGTTTATTAGTCAAAATATACATCGTACTTTTGAGGCGAAAATAGGCGTAAGTAAGCCAAATTAGAGCAGGCAAAACGCCGCATATTGAACAAAGCCCTAAGGTTGGCGTTGATGCATTGGCCTGCTGCGCATTGGCCATATTGCCTACAGCGATAATTTGCCCCAATAAGCACAGCAACATAAACCCCGCAACCAACATCGGACCAATCAGCGTGCTAAAGTGGAGCTTAGCCTGATAAAGCACATGTTCACCAGGCATGAGTTCATCTTGGATACGCCGGTTTAAGTCAATATTTCCGGATAACGGTACGGCTTGACGCGACGGTTTTTGCTGGCGGCCGGGATGGTGTGGTCCGTCTGACAAGTGCTCAGGCAAATGTCGTTGAGTAGAAATCAACTTTGGATTGCCGCAATGAGGACACGCCTCGGCATTCGTCGAAACGTCTCGGTTGCATTCAGGACATTGGATAAGAGCCATACTTTCCTCCATTTAGTTTGCATATTTATTAGGCCAAAAATCGATCATCTGAAAAATATATTAACCTAAAATACACAAAAAAGCCAAAAACCTACCCATATCGCGATTTATATAGTGAAGCGACCCGAAGTTATGGTGTGTAGTTATGCAGTGCCTTCTATTTCCAGTGGCATCGCCTATACCGGACGATGCGAAGCCCATTCCCGGGTTTGATTATGACTATCTAATTACCCGCGATGGCGAAGTCTGGTCGACCAAGTGGAACGGTCCGCGCACGCTCGAGCAATTTGAGGGCGGCGGAGGCCCTCGCGTTTGTCTCACCCGCCATGGCCGGCGCTATCGTCCAGACGTTCGGACGCTTCTTCGCAGGACCTTCGGTATCGAGAAACAGCCGACCGGCGATGCCGCGCTTCGACGCTATGTGCTTGAAGCGTATGGTGACGACCCGGAGGTGCTTGAGTGGGCTGATCAGCTCACCGGCTGAGATATAATTATGTATGAACAAAGACACCAAAACATGGGAAAAACGGGAGGATGAGTCTGACGCGGCATATGCAGCGCTGCGGAAATACCTGGATCTGGGTGTTGAGCGAAGCCACAAAAAGGTCGTGGAAACCCTCGGTAAACCCTCGGGTTATACTCGGTGGATTGAGTCATGGTCGAGCAAATACGATTGGGTCAAACGGGCGAGTGCCTGGGAGGCCCATCTTCGCGGTCTTGAGCAGGCCGAGGCCGAGGAGAAGCACCTTGGAAAGCTCGAGGCGCACCGCGAGCGCCAGGAAGAATACGCGCGCCGGGTGATGGCCAATGCCTTAAGCCTTATGGAGCGGATCGAAGCGCGCATCGAGCAAATGGAATCGGAGGATATCGCCGATGGGAACGAGCTTGCAAGACTCATCAAGGCGACCGTCGATATGTTTAAGGCTGCGACCGATGCCGACACCCAGGCGCTCGCCGTTAGCGAACTTTTACGCCTTCTGGCCGACTCATGAGCTATGACCCGTTCCAATGTCAAAAAGGCCGGCCTCAAACTTCTTTCAAGTCATTCGCCCTTGGTCAAAAAACTTCGAGGCCAAAGCCTAAGCGGGCGCGAGGTGCCGACACTTGAGCGCTTTGAGTCCGAGTTTCTGGCCGATTATCGCCCGCATAAAAAACAGCGTCTTTTGCACGCCGCGATGGACGTACGTTTTGTGGCCGTCGTCGCGGGACGCCGCGGTGGGAAGACCTATGCCGGCGGGCGGGAGTTCTTAAGGCGCGTGTTTCGCGACCACGAGAAAAGGATTGGAGATACGCCCTGGCAGGCGCCGTCGTTTTTGGGCGAGGAGACCAAGGGCGTGCTCGAGTATTGGGTGGTCGCGCCGACCTACAAGCTCACAGCGTACCCCAAGCAAGAGATCTTCGAGGTCTTAGGCGGTGAGCGCTCGCCGCTGGTTCTCAAATATAACCGCTCAAGCGAGACGCTGTGGCTTATCGGGGGCATCAAGATTCAGTTTCGCTCGGCCGACCGGCCCGACCGCCTGGTTGCGGCGGGCTTGGACGGGCTGTGGATCGACGAGGCGGCCCGGCTTAAGTCCGACGCGTGGGATGAGAACCTGCGCGCGACCTTGAGCGACAAGCAGGGTTGGGCGCTGTTTACGACGACTCCGCTGGGCAAAAATTGGGTTTATGATCAGATATGGTCGCACACGCAGCTCGGCCGGGGGGACAGGCGAGACGACTTTTTTGGGCTTCACTTTACCACGCTCGACAACGAGCGCGTGCCGAACCTCATCGAGGAGGCAAAACGCGCCAAAGAAGAGCTTCCTCCGGCGGTCTATCTTCGAAACTACGCCGCCTCATTCGACGCGTTTAAAGGTAAGATTTATGAACACTTCTTAGACGACGCGACCCATATCGTGGACCGCATCCCCTGGGCGAATCTTCGCCGGCGCATCGGCGGGAAGGACTGGGGATTTGGCAACCCCGGATGCTTGCTGGAGGCGGGCATCGACCACGACGGCACCATCTGGGTGTACCGCGAGGATTACCTGCGCAGGTTGACCGTGCCGCCGAGCCCCAATGCCCCCAAGGGTGATTGCTGGATAAACCGGATGAAGTACGCCAAAAGGCGCGGGGTCGAGTCAATCTGGGTCGACCCGTCTGAGCCCGGCCATATCGAGACGTGCCACGAGTATGGCATCACCGAAGTCGCGAAGGCAGATAACGCCGTGGCGCCGGGGATTGAGGCGGTCGCGGCGCTCTTGATGCCAGCGGGCCCTCACCAGGAGCCCGCGATGAAGATTCACCGCGGTTGCACGAATCTTAGGCGCGAGCTTTCGAGCTACCGCTACCGAGACGATATGGAAAAGCCGGTTAAAGAGGCCGACCATTCATGCGATTCGCTTCGCTACCTCGCGTATTCAGAGCATCGAAAAGGGGCCGGTTTAAGCCGGCTAAACTTCTCAATTTTTAAGGACGTGGTTTGAACTCAGCCGGCCTAAAAAAGCTAAATGAAGCGCTTAAAGCGGCCGGTCTTTTCGGCATGACCCAGCGCCACAGCGAGATGCAGCGGGCGAGTGCCGTTTATTGGGGTCTTCAATACGACGGCCTTCCCAAATGGCATGACCCGAAGGCCAGCGCTCTACCAATCCGCCAGAAGGCTCCAGCGCTCCAGTATCGACTGACATACCGCGCGGTCAATGAGATCGGCGCGTATCTTTTCGGTAAGGGCCGAAAGCCCACGCCCCAGATTGAGGGTGAGGCGACCGATGAGGCGCAGGCCGCCTTGCAGAAATTCTATAACTCCGCGTCTGGCGGGACGGGCATCCGTCATCACCTGGGAGAACTCGGGCGCCTAGCGCTTCTGCACGGGCAGGCGGCTATCGCTTTTCATAAGCGAACCTTTGGTGGGGTCTCGCGCTATTCAACGGAGGTGATCGATACCCGGATGAGTAAGCCGACCTTCGGGCGCGACCGGATTGAGGAGGCGGTGAAGCTCGGCATCGACGACGATGAACTCATCGAGCTGGACGAATACTGGTACACGGTCGAATTCGACCCGTCCGGCGAAGAGATTATCTGGCTTCACCGTCGGCTGTGGGAGATCGGAAAGACCACCGAATTCAAGCCGCTGTCTCTCGATGAGAAGTTAGAGTGGGTCGAGGACAAGGAGCGCACGGTCGCGCACGGGTTGCAGTTCATCACGGCCGAGTGGGTCTGGAATTCGCCGGTGGCAAATGACATCGACGGCGCCCCGCTTTTGTCCGAGGCCGAGTTTAGCCTGGAGGATTCGGTCAACTACACGATGAGCCAGATTGACCGGGGCATCGCGTATAACCAGGAGCCGTTGACGGTCTTTCTGGGGCCGAATCTACAGTCGGGCTCTGAGATAAAGCGCGGCGCCGGCAATACTGTGCAACTTCCAAGAGACCCTTCGGGCGGGGTGCCCGAAGCCAAGATGCTCGAGATCTCGGGCGGCGGTCAGAAAACCGCGATGGAATGGGTCCGCATGGTGCGCGGCGCGTTCTACGAGATCGCCCAGATCGTGATGCATGACCCGCAGCAAGCCATGAATGTGATGAGCGGGACGGCGCTTGAGCGGATGATGTACCCGACGATCGCCCAGGTCGATAAGATTCGACCCAACTATGGGCGCGGCATCTCGCGCCTTCTTCGAAAGATGCTCCAGGCCGAAGGGCTCGGGCTCTTCGATGTGATGTGTGCCTGGCCCGCGATTATTGAGCCGTCGGCCGTCGATATCTTGCAGGCGCAGACCGCGACCATTCAGGCGCGAGACGCCGGTGTCATCACGCAGAAGACCACGATTGAGCGCACCGCACCGTTTTACGGTGTCGAGGACGTCGAGGCATACCGCGCCGAGGTTCAGGCCGAAGAGGTATCGGGTGGTACGGTGAGCCGTGAAGATGATTTCAAAGTTGAGGGCATATAATCCAACGTGGCACGACTTCCGAAACGAATCTTAAAGATTGCCGAGTCGAATAATCGGCGGCTTCGCGAGCTGGACCACGAGACCCGCCGGGCGCTCGCACGGCGCATGAAGAAGGTTAAAAAAAGCCTCGAGGAGGAGCTTAAAAGTGTTTCAAAAGAAAGTTTTCGCGCCCAACAAGTCCGGATGAGTCTGCTCTTTGCCGACCAGGCGAGCAACGAGCTTAAAGATGGGGTCGAGCAGGTTTTATCGGCCGCCGCCTCAGATGCATCAAAGCTTGCAGGCTACGATGTCTCGCGCGAAATCAACGCCTGGTGGGAGCATTATGGGAACGAGGCGACCGCACCGAATTTCGGCGCGCTGATAAGCGTGGACAAAGAGATCCTGGTCGAGCGCTTTGCCAAATCCCTTGCAACCTATGGGCAAACAATCGCCAACACGATTAAAAATGAGGTTGCCCAGACGCTCGGGACGCGCGGCGATAGAGGGGCACTTACCTCGGCGATTCAAGAGGCCATCGGCCGGGAGAAATGGCGCGCTGAGCGCATCGCCCGCACCGAGATCCAGCACGCCTACAATGCCTCGCACCACGCGACGATGCGCTACGCCAAAGATAGCGGGGTCGCTCCGGACATTAAAAAGACCTGCATCGTCACTTACGATGCCCGCACCGCCGATGACAGTCTTGCGCTTGAGGGGCAGGTGCGCGAGATGGACGAAATGTTCGTCGACGGCGCAGGCCGCCATTATCTACACCCGCCAGGAAGACCCAATGACCGCGAAAAGGAGGTTGCTTATTTCCCTGAGGATGCCGAGCCGCAGAAGGAGGACCCGCAGGCGGCGAAGGAGGCGCGTGGGGCCGAGAAAGACGGCGAGGTCATTGAAGATGCTGTGCGGCGCAGCATTGAGGATAGCAGACTCAAAGATATGTCGGTCGATGACGATGGCAACAAACCGAACAATTTCTGAAAGCCAAGGGTTTCGGGCGTATTTTCGAGAACGACAAGCAGTTGGCTCGGTACTTGAAGCAGCACTCTCAATACAGGTTTGAAGATGGCGATTAATGAACAGACCAAACAAGAGCTTCAGCGCGTTATTGCGTTGGTGCAGCCTGGAGGCCGCTTAAACGGGCTGGAAGACTACGAAGATGAAAGAGCGCTTCAGTCTGCTGGAATGGATATCACCTATTACCTTACTTTTGGCGGCGAGAATCATATCCGCCGTCAGGCGATGAAGGACCTACCCGCGCGGGTTCGCTTGGCCTTGCAGTCATTGCTTGGTGAACTCAGCAGTTTGTCGGCCATCTTTCGAATTCAAGACGGTGTTGGAGTCGCGTTTCGTGATGAGACCAGCGTCGATGACCGTGAGCAGGTTCGAGAGTTCGTAGGATCGAGCTGGGCGCCGCAAGTTTCACGAGGCTTTTTGGCCTGACTTGACGCGCTCGATAAATCATAAGGACTCACAGCCGCTCCGGACTTCCGGACGCGGCCTTTCTTTTGCCCAAAACAACTCACAGGAGATTATCATGCTTTCATTTCTGGCCATGATGGCCATGCCGCTATTTTACGCACCCGACGGCGGAAACGGCGACTCGGGCGGTGCAGCCCCTGCCGCAGGGGAGAAGCCCCCCGAGACGCCGCCGGCGCCCGAGACGCCCGAGGCTGACGCCGCGAAGCCGCCGGCGCCCGAGACGCCCGCCGAGGACACCGCCGCCCGCGCCGAGAATAAGAAGCTCAAGGCGCAGCTCGACAAGTTCGAAAAAGAGCGCCTGGCCCGCGAAGAGGCTGATCTGAGCGAACTTGAAAAGGCCCAAAAGCAGGCGGATCGCTACAAGTCTGAGGTCGAAGTGGCCAAAAAGGAAGCTACAGACATGAGGGTCGGCGTGGCGCTGTCGAATGCGGCGCATGAGCTCGGACTTAAAAACCCGGTTCAGACCCTTCGCATGGTCGACCGCTCGCTTGTGACGCTCGGGGAGGACGGCGAGGTTGTGGGGGCCAAGGAGGCCGTCGAGGCGCTCAAAGAGAGCGTTCCTTTTGCATTCTCGGAAGCGCCCGACGCCGCCCCGGGATCAACCTCGAGCGCGGATAGCGGCACGTCGAAGCGCAGCGACCGCGCCAGCGCCTCGGGCCAACCCGAGACCGACCGGGACCGGGGGCGCCAGGCGGCAAAGAGACTCAAGGAGAAGCGGGAGAACGTGCGTCTATAAAGGCGCACCCGAGAGCCCCTGAAGTGTAGAACTAATCAACCTGGACTGCGGCGCAGACGCCCGGTCCTATTTTTATGCCCGGAGAAATCAAATGCCTGACCAGGTCACCAATCAATTCATCGGACCCTATGAGCGCGTCGAAGAAGTCTTCATCGACGCCCACGGCAAAGACCGCGAGAAATCGGTCAGCGTCGCCACCCAAAACCGCGCGGGGACGCCGTACCGCCAGATCCCGGCCGGCAACGTCCTGGGCAAATACCCCGGCGATGGACTTCACTACCCGCTGGCCTTTGACCAGGCACAAGCGGTGGTTTCCAACGCGAACGTGGTGTTGGTCGCGGAGGCTCGTAATTTCCGCGTTGGCGACGTCGTGGAACTCCCCGCGTCGGTCGCATCGGATGCAACGCGCTTTCGCGCGGTGACAGCACGCAATGTGACCGCGAACACCATCACGCTCGACGGCGCGACGTTCTCGCTCGCCCAAGGCGATGCGCTCGAGGTCGATCCGAGCCGTGTGTTTGGCGAGGTCGAGACGACTGCGGCCGCGCCCGGGGGCGGGGGGCCGACCGAGGTCGCGCTACTCGACGGCCACGCAGCTCGGTTCTCGATCGGAAATGTGGTCGATATCGGCGATAATGAGGCGCTTCCGATCACCGCCATTGATGAGGCGGGCGACACTATCACGGTCACCGGTGACATCGCCGTCACCGACGGAGATCGCGTCGTCAGCGCGAAAAACGGTGTCTACAAGCTCCCGGTTAAAACCGTCAACACTTCGGAGGCGGATTATATCCCGCAGAACGTCTTGATGCGTTGCCGTGATCACGGCGAGGTGCGCGAGTCGAACCTTCGCGGGCTGACCCCGGACGCCAAGGCGTCGCTCAAGCCGCTTATCACCTTCAATCAGCGCTGGAGCTAAGCGCAACGTATCCCGTTGGAGCGTCCACAATTGTGGACGCTCCAGAAATTGCCGCATCACCCACACGACAGGAAAGAGATTATGGAACCCGATTTGAAATACTTTTTGACCCCTGAGGAGATCACGCCCGACTATCTGGCAGGCGTGGTCGATGAGACCGTGCCTCGCCAGCGCGAGATCCTCGATTTGATCTCGCTTGAGACCCACGACACCGACGTCATCGAGATGCGCGTGTACGTGCAGCAGCGCGCCCGCCAGGCTGATATCGTCGGCTTCGGGGATCGATATATCCGCGTCAAAGGCATGAAGCTCGAAGAGATGCGCATCGCGCCGTTTCACATCAAAGATGCGCGAGATTTCGGCGTTGACGATGTCGAATTGGAACTCGATGGCGACGGGAAGCCGTTGCTGAGCGAGGCGGGCGTGGCGGATGCGGTGCGGTTCCTGGAGAATATGCGCCAGAATTTGCAGGTCAATGCGGTGCTCACGATGCTCAACGAGCGAAAATTCACCTACGACAACGGCGACGTGCGCCTGACAATCCCGTTTGACGAGCAGGTTATCAACGCGACCGACCCGACCCTGGCGTTCGACGCGGGCGCGGTCAATCCGTACTACGAAACGGATATGCTCAAGGAGAATTTCTATCAGCAGACTGGCCAGGCGCCCGACCTGGTCCTTTTGTCGGGGCCGACCTCGGCAAATATCAAGACGCTCGATAAGATCGGGGCGACCTTGCAACAGAAGTCCACCGGAGACCCGGAGAAGGCCGCCGCGAGTTTTGAGGAGTGGTTCTTTAACGGGCTCACATTCCGGGTGCTCCACGCCAAATACCCGACCCAAAGCGGTCTGAAAGGCCCGATCGATGAGGGATTCGGTATCGTCACGGTTAAGCAGATGGATGAAGACGGCAAAAGCCCGTTCAAGATCCATCGTGCGGCCAACAAGCTCAACGGGCGAGATGCGACGGGTCCAAGCTACAAGATGATCGTCGACAGCGTGGAAACTCCGCAGGCCGCCGTCGCCATGTATGACAACATGATGCCGGGGCTGGGGAAGCGCAAAATCGCCCAACGATTCAAATTCTACACGCCGACATTTAGCCCATGAAAACACTTCACGACATGGAAATGGGGGAGAAGCGCGAGTTGGGCTACGACCTTGAAGCGGTCGTGGCCCGTGAGATTCGCGGGCGCTCCCACCAGGAGATCGACGAAGCGATTCGCATGGCCGTTGAGGAGGGCGGGGCGCAGTCCCAGGCTGTTCTCGACGGTCTGGGCGTCACGCTCGAGGAGCCTGGCGAGCCCGAAGATACCCCGCAAGAAGATGAACCGTCTGAAGCCGCGCCCGCGAAAGAGCGGGTTGCGATTCAGGTGCTTTGCGACCCTATCGGGGTCGATATCTTCCGCCGGGATATCATCATTCACCCCAAAGACGGCATTGCCCGGCGTTATCCGCACACGCGGTTGACGCTCGCCGAGGCCCACGCCCTCATCGAAGAGGGTCGCGGGCGACTTAACCCCAGGGCGTCTAAGACGCCCGAGAAACGGACATGTGACTAATGGCTAGAGAACCCCGTCATACGGTCCAGCAGTGCGAAGACCGACTCGACGAGATCGACGAGAAGATCCGCTATTACGAGGATGTTCCCCAGGTCGCCAAAGACGGCCCGGTCTCCATGAACTTCTTGTCTCGCATTGGCCAGCTCCAGGATGAGCGCGCCAAGTGGGAGCAATACCTGGCCGATGCCTATGCATTTGAGGAGGCGGGAGGCGGGACGCCTCAAAGTCGACTTCAGGGGCCAAAGTTCACCCTGACATAACCCCAAAAAGACGTGGTCTCTTATGACTCCTCTTATCCTTGAAAAAATGTACGAGACGATGAAGCGCTCGGGGGCATTGTTTTTGCCAAGCACCCCCAATATGCGCCGGATCAGGCTTATTGGAGGCGCCGAGAACCGTGTCGGCGAGATGGAAGGCGCCGTGGAAGAAACGCTCGATTTCAAAGCGGTAATTTGGACGGCACGGGCCAATTCGCGAGAGCGCGGCGGCGCGGTGGATGAGGCCGCCGATATGGAACTTCACTACCAGGACGATTCTCTTCTAAAAGTCGGCGATCTCGTTGAGCGCATCGCGGACGGCACCCGGTTCAGGGTGGGCGGGGTGACCGACCTTGGCGGCCCGTCTCACCCGCTGGGTTTTGTGGCACGCATTAACGAGGTGGACACACGATGAGCACCAAACACGTCACAATGGAGCAGCTATCGGCCGTTTTGAGGGTCGATTTCGAGGAGATGGTCGAGGCGAGCGAAGGCGCACTTTTTCGCGCCGCGCTCAAAGGCGTTCGTCCCGTCGTCGAAGATACCCCGACCGACCGCGGCCAGGCGAAGGCCGGGTGGGATGTGCGCCGGGTTAAGGGCGGCGCGGATCTCTATAATGACGTCCCCTATATCGGGGTGTTGGAGTCGGGAAGTCGCCCGCATCGCCCGCCGATGATGCCCATTATAGAGTGGGTCGTCCGGAAATTCGGCCTTAACCTCGAGCTTATAGATGCCGGGGGGAGCGACGAAGACGGAAAAAAGGCCATGAAGCGCGCCAAGAAATCCTTTGAGAGCATCAAAGATGTGCCGTGGCGCACCTACCGCTTTGCACTCGCCATCGTCGAGAAGATCGAGCGGGAGGGAAGCGAGCCGCATTATATGGTCAAGAATAACCTCGATAAGCTCGAAGCCATCGCCAAGAGCGAGGTCGAGAAAGCCCTGGGCAGCCTGTGAAGAGCGTGCGCGATGAAATTCGATATCACGTAGCCCTCGCCCTCGAGGGGATTGCGTGGCCGGAGCTCACTAAGATCTACAAGGGCTGGGTGGAGAACGAGAAATTCGTCGCACCCTCGGTCACGGTGCTTCTGGGACCTGGGGCAAGAGTCCCCGCTCGGGGTGTCTGGGCACGCGAGGAGGTCGCGCCCGATACGGTGGCTGTGACGTTTATTCAGTCTAAAATAACCCTCCCCGTCACCCTTGAGATGTACACGCCCAATCGGACGATGCAATCGGCGTATATGCCGCTTATACGCGCGCTCTTTTATCCGCCGGCATTGCCCGGATCGACAAACGAGCCGCCAGCGCCCGGGCTGGAACTCACCCTGGACGAACATTTCGGGGCCTTCGCCCGGGTCGTTCTTTTGGACGATGAAGCGCCCGAAGAAACCGAAGGCGGCATTTTTCGCGCCCGGTTTGAGCTTGAATGCATGACCCATGAGATGACGCGCACTGAATACCTGAAATCAACCTTTAGCCACGACCTCACTACGGAGTGATCAAAGATGGCCACTTATTATTCGAAAAACCCGACTGATTGGTACGCCCTCGAGGGCATTTATATCGCCGAGATGCAGCAACCCGGCGGGGCGAGCATCCGCTCCAATGGCGGGCTCGCCAAAATCGTCGGAGAATTCCCCTGGGGGCCGGTAAACGAGTTGGTGAAAGTCGGCTCTTCGGCGCAGTTTAAGGACGGGCTTATCGGCGAGACACAGTCCCTTCAAGAATACGCAGGATTCCGGGCCATCACCGGCAAGGCGTGGGGCGGGCTTCATATCGTGCGCGTCGGTGTCGCCGGGCAAGCCAAGGCGAGTGTGACTCTGGCGGAAGCCGCCTTGAAGGACGCTTATAAGCTGGACGCGAAATATGTCGGCGCGGCGGGGAATGAGATCGCATACTCCCACACCGATAATAACGACAATACCTTCGATTTGACCCTGAGCTGGGGCAACGCGTCCAAGGCATACCGCGGGCTTAGCCTGTCGGCCGCAAGCTTGGAGACCGTCGATAACCCGTGGGTTGATATCACGCTGATCGATGATACCGCCGACGTCCCCGCAGATAGCACGGGGTTTCTGGAGAACGGCGCAAATGGCACGCCCGGCGACGCCGATTATTCCGACGCGCTCGACGCCCTTCTGGTGGACGCCTCCGGTGGTGTCGTTTTTGCCGCCGAATATACCAGTCCCGCCTGGCTCGCGGCGCTTCAAACCCATGTGGCCGAAAAGCGCGCCCAGGGCGTGGCGCAGGCCGCCGCCGGGGACGTCGCGGCCAATATCAGCGCGGCTGAGGGGATCAGCGACGACCGCATGATCTTCGGCGTGCATCGGGTGAAGCAATTCATCGCGTCCACGCTTGTCGAGGTGGACCTTGCGCCCTTTATCGCCTCGGTCCTGGTCAATTCAAGCCCGCATATCTCGCCGGCGGCCAACCGAAACAGCGAGTGGCTAAAGCCCATCCGCGCCTTCGCAGACGGTGTGGGTTTGACGCGCTCGACCTACATCAAAATCAAGCAGGCTGGCGCTATGGCGCTTGAGCAGCAGGATGGAAGCTGGACGATTGTCAGCGGCATCACGAGCGACACCACGCCGGGGAAAGAGCAGGTGAATACCCGGCGCATGAAAGACCTAATCGCCCAGAATTCAGCGCGCTCGCTCGCCCCGTTCCAATCCGAGCCGCCCTACCCCTCAAACGTCAATGGGGCCAAGGCTGTGCTGGTGAAGATGCTCGGCCTTCTGGCCGGAAACCCCTCGAACCCCGACAGCCAATTGATTGAGGATTCCCGGGTTGACATCGTCGAATTGACGCCCAATTCGGTGCAATTCAAGCTCACCGCAAAGCTGTGGGGCGCGATGGATCACATTATCGCAAGTATTTTGGTGGGCGAGAATGTCGAGATTGAAGAAGCTTGATGCTTTCCCCGCAATGCGGGGCTGAACCGGATCATATCATTGCGTCGATTCTGGTCGATGAGTGCTCCCCGCGATGCGGGGCGAATCCATTAAACAATAGGGAAAAACAATGCCTGCTAAAGGACAAGATTACCAATTTTTGCTGCTCGACGGCTCCGGGGAGATCGTCCGCACGATTTCCCCCAATGACATGACCTTTAACCTGGTCGAAAACCGCGAGCGCATCGAGCGCACCGGCACGCGCCACTCGCCCCTCGACCAGACCATTACCGGTTGGGATGGGAAGGCCAGCTTTGATGAGGAGGACTTCGTACTTGATGACCTCATACAGGGTATTCAAGACGGCTACTTCAATGGCCAGAAGATCGAAGATATGGAGATTCTTCACACCAAATATATCCCGGAATTGGGCGCCACGCGCACCTATCGCTACCCGGGCGTGAAGATCGGATACAACGAGAACGCCGGCGGTCAAAAGGACAAGGTATCCAAAGAGATCGACTGGCAGAGTGGCCCTCGAGAGATCCTCGCCTAATCCTCGCCTAATCCGGCGCAACCCTCATTCATTCACTTTTAGGAATATTATTATGAGCAGAAACCCGAAACGAGACTGGAGCGCCACGCTCCCCGGAGGCATTCCCATCGAGGGAATCTTGCCCGATTCACTGATCGCGCGTCGCGCGCTGGAACTTGTCACCGGGCATAATTCGATGCCGGTGGAGGCCGTGGTTCAAAAGGCGATGGCCAATCAACTTCGGCTGTGCATCCAGAAGATCGGCGGACGCGAGGTAAGCTGGTCGAAGCTGCGCGGAAAGCTTCTGGATCACTTCCTGGACCCGAAGCAGCAGCATTTAATCCGGCGCATGTTCCAGCAGCTCACCGACCCCAGCGAGGCGGAGGTGAAGTTTATGCACGACTCACTCGCCATTGAAAACGACGACGGCGAGTGGGCCTGGAGCGGGAAAATGCTGTGCGGCGAGGCGCTTGATGCGTGGATTGATGCCAACGAGAAAAGGGCCGAAGCCGAGGCGCTCCTGGAGATGGACCCCGACGATGAAGACGGCGCGCTTCGCCGTTTTGAAGAGGCCGTGGCGGCGCTCGATGGGGCCAACGAGAAAGCCATCACGGTGCACGGGACCATCCCCAATACGAACGTGATTCAGCGCGCGATTGAGCAAATCCCGGCGGAGGCGAGAAAGAAGCCCGCGCTTAGCCGCAAGGAGTCTTCGGAGAATCTGGTTCGCCTGTGCATCACTGAGATCGCGGGGACGGCCGTCGGGTTTAGCGAGCTTAAGGGGACTGGGATCGACACGTGGCTTCACCCCAAAGAGCAGACGCTCATCGCCCACGCGCTTATGGAACTCGGCACGCCCCAAGCCGAAGAAGAGGCCGATTTTTTGGCGACAATCACGCAGGGCTAGAAACCCCCGAAGTGCTGCGTGACGTCGAGATGGCAAGCTGGCGCGAGATGGCGCAAACGCCGCTTGGACCCGAGGCGGTGTTTGCCCTCGATGAGGAGACGCTCGACAGGCTCGGCCAGGTCATCGCGTCTCTTTGCCGGTGGGGGAACCATGATTGGAGCGAGGCGATGGGGCTTCCCATGCATCACCTTTTCTGGCGCTTTGACAGTCTTCAAAAACTCATTCAACACGAACAGGCGGCCGCTCCTTCGGGGCCACCAGGCACCAAACTTTAATTATGCCTCTATCGTCAGTCTACAATATTGAAACCCGCTACCGGGTGGATGCCATGAACGCCCGGCGCCAGGTGGATTCCCTCGCCGACCGGATGGGTAGGCTTTCGTCGCGCGCCGAGCACACCAAAAGCAGGCTCGCCGGGCTCTTTACCGGTCTCGCGGTGGGTGCAGGTGCTGTGGGCCTCGCCGGGGTCGGCCTGGCAACGCGCCACATGTTTCAACTCGGCATGGCCACCGAAAGCGCCAAGATCTCAATCGCCGGTATCTTCTCGACTGTCGGGGATAAGTCCAAAAGCTTCACCCAGAATCTTGAGCGCGCGCAAACCCTCTTTGAGAAGTTCGGCGAGGCATCGATCGAAAGCCCGTTTGACCGCTACGATTTCGTTGAGGTCTTTGGCGCCGCTGCCCCCGCGCTCGCGTCTGATCAGCTTGGGCTAAATGACGATCAAATCACCAGCATGATGTCCCGCGCGGCCATGGCCGGGAAGGTCTTTAATCAGGGCGATATGGAGCAAACTGGGCGCGATATTGTCCAGATGCTCCAGGGGAATGCGGGCACCGACACCAAAACATTTGCCGCGATCCGGACCGAACTCTTTGACAAGATGGGCGTGTCGGGGACCGAGGCGTTTAATAAGATTGCGAAAAATGACCCATCTCAGGTTTTCGAGGCGATAAACGATGCACTCAAAGGGCTCGACCCGGCGATCAAGACCTACGGCGACTCTTTTGAGGGCTTGTTTTCAACGATCAAGGAGCAACTCAATATTGGAGTTTTGCATGCATGGGATGCCTTTACAGAGGAGGTTCAAGACGATCTCGCTGCGGTCGCCGATTATCTAAAAGATCATCAAGGCGATATTAAGGCATTCGCCAGCCGAGCGGGTAAATTTTTGGGCGATGCATTCCAAAAAATCGGGCGTATGGCCGTATGGGCCAAAGACCATATCGGTGAGCTCATCAGCGCATTGGGCCTACTGGCCGGCTATAAAAGCATTAAGGTTGGCATCGATATCGCTGAGATCGCCAAAGCTGGGGCGCTCGGGCTGAGCGGTGGCGGTGGAATGATTGGCAAAGCGGTTCAGGGTGGAAGTGCGCTGTTAGGAGGCGGAAAGATGGCCAGCATGGTGGCGGGTATCACCACGGCAGGGCTGGCGCTTGGCGGTGTGGCGGTTGCGTCGGTCGCGCTGTCTGAGGCCTTTAAAATTTTATCGAGTGACACCAAAGACTTAAGCGCGTCCGAGAAGGCATCGAGAGACTATTGGGAGGCGTCTTCAAGTTTCTTTATGGGGTCTCTTACAGACCTCGGCAAGTCAATCGGACTTGTAAACGACAAAACGGGAAACATTCAAGGCGTTGGCGAAGTCGTACTCGGGTTGGGTGGTGTCATCGCACAAGCCGCTGGATATATTCTAGACTCAGCCACAGCATTATGGTCTGCATTCCAGTTAATCATATTTGGCATAGGATCAGCTTTCGAAGAGCTATTAAATATGATTGGCATAACGCAAAACTCACACAATTTCGTCGAGGCTATCGCGGGCGTGCGCCAAGATCTGGCGCCGATTTATGACCGTTGGTTTGGTAACGGAAAATCGGCGCCAAATGCATCACCCAAAAACACTGCACCCGCGCCCTGGTATGCGCCACAGGATAAATCCATCGCCCAGGAAGAGGCCAATAGGGCGCTTAAAAATACGATGGGATTTTATGCCCCTGTTACTCCAGGTGATGCGTTTGGAGATTGGATGGGCAAAGGAGCCAAAGAGCGCGCCGACAGCACCAAAAAGCCTGAAAATCAGGGCACTCCAAAGGTCGACATCACCAACAATATCACCCAGCATATCCGCACCGGGGCCGACCCGGACCGCATCGCGCTTCGGGCCGCAGATGTCATCGGCGAGAAGATTCGCCACTCGATTAAACCGTATGCCCAGGGGCTTTAAATGGAAGATTCCCCCGCAATTATATTCACCCGGGAGGAGGGCGAAACGGACCGGGAACACATCGAATTGACCGAGTACGACCTGCCTACTCCGCCGATTCAATGGGGCGGAAAGCTCGACGAGACGGTCACACGTTATTCGCACGGTGAGGCGTCGGTGCAGGTGCACGGGCTCGAGCTTGAGCCGGTGCATATCGAGGGGGTGCTCTCCGATACGCGTTGGGGTTTGATCGGGCATGCGCTTGAGCAAAAAAGCCAGATGCTCGGCCTGATGCACCTCGGCGGCCTGGTGCGCATGGACTACGGCGAGGAGCAATTGTGGGGAACGTTCAGCGTTAAATTTGAGGAAAAGAGGCGCGACCATATTGGGTATACGGTGGACTTTCGCCCGTACTGGCAAGCACCGCCCGAATACCAAAATATTATGAGCTTCTCGCCGGCTCCGGCCGACGAGGGCACCATGATATTTACCGAGCTTGAGACCATGTATAATACGGCCGATAGCGCCCCCAAAGAAGTCGACCCAAGCCTCGCCACACAGATCCGCCTGGCCGCTTTGAGCGCGCTCAATAAGTTGTCGGCCGCGAAGAGTAAAATTGGTGAAGTGGTGGCGTATTCCGATTTTAACGCCCAGGCGATCGGGCTTATCTTGCGCGACCTTCAGGGCACCCATTCGGCCGTCCGAAGCATCTCGAATCGGCTTCGCGGACTTGCTCCAGAGGCGGTTTCCGACCCCGGCGTCGCCACGCTTCGGGCGCAAAGTTGGACGATGGAGATCGAGCGGCGATCACGGGGACTATCCGCCGAGGTGCTGGCATTTATCCGCGCCTTCGTCGCTTCGGTTAAACCCGCGACGACGCGGGCCTACGTGGTCGCGCGCGGTGACACGCTTCAATCTATCGCGCGCGAGTTCTTAGGCGACTTTAGTCGCTGGATGGAAATAGCGGACTTAAACGACCTGGACACGACCGACCTTACGGTTGGTCAAATATTGGAGATTGGACCGCGATGAGCCTTTATTATCCATCAGCCCGGGTGTCCTTGACGATTATTCCGGCGGGGAGGGATCTGTTGGCGCTTGGCGACGAGGATAAGCTAAAGCTGACCGACATCAAGCCGGTCTCCTGCCAGGTTAAATCCAATGATTTGCACACCGCGGATACCTTCGAATTGGTGCTCGAAGAGTCGGTTTTCCCCGTCGATCCAAGGGTTATCCAGACGGTGTCCGTCGCGATTTTTATGGGCGACGCCGGCGGCATCAATCGAAAGCTCGATACCGGCCAGGGCGATGAGGTCATCCTTGGCATCGTCGATGATATCGAGAAGAACTTTTCGCGCACGGATAAAGATACAATAACCCTAAAAGGGCGCGATTATTCGACCTTTTTGCTCGACACCGAGTGGGGAGACAGTGTCTACGTTGACCTCAAAGGGCCTATCACTGAGATCGTGCAGACCGTCTTGGAATCGGTGCCAGCGACCCGGCTTATGCGCGCGGTGAGTCTTTTCGACACGGAGCCAACTTTCCCGGATGCGCCGAAGTCCAAATCGCATTTTATCGCCAAATCCGGCGCGTCCATTTGGGAGGGCTTGTCTGAAATCTCGGCGCGTATTGGCGCCATTGTCACGGTGCGGGCCGACCAGGTGATTATAAGGCCACCCAGAACGGCCGACGCGAACGCGGCGATGCCGCTTTTTGTCCACGGCCAGAATCTGGAGAGCCTCGCGGTAAAGTGCGAATATGGCCAGCACACCACGTCCAATATTGTGGTGCGCGCCCGGAACTCTGACACCTTTAAGACCGTGGTCGGGAGGTGGCCGACAAAGGCAAAAAAGACCACGACGGCCCAAAAGTCGCGCAAACAAACCCAGACCGCGGCCAGTGAGAAGACGACCTCCTTTAGCATCCGACACCCCGCCCCGACCGTTGAGCTCCTCACAGAGATTGCTCGCCAGGTCTGGATACGCCACGCCCAACAGAAGTTAAAAATTAGCTTTTCGACCAAAGAAATGCGCGTCTGGGAAGCGCCTCAATCTGTGATCGACGCAGGCACGGTCGATGAGGCAATGCGAAACTTTGAGGTTACACGACTGAGAAACGGCGACTCGGTTCGTATTCATATCGGCCGACAAACCCGGAATATTCTGCAAAAGGCAGTCAATGACGAGCAACAGGCCCGCTATCTTCGCCAGCAGGGATTCGCCCAGAGCGTCGCCGCTGAGCTCGCCCGGGGTTGGCGGCGCATCGACTCCCCGATGTTTGTCGTCAGCGCGTCACATCGGATTGATGAGGGTGGAAAATACTCGCTCGACGTCGAGTGCGAAAATCAAATCACGGTGGATATATGAGTGATATCGAAGCTGAATTACACCACATCAACCAGCGCCTGGGGCAACTCTCGGACGGACGAGTGTTGAGCGCGGAGCTCGCCGGCGGGCGGATCGAGGTGGAGGTTGAGCTCACCCCCGACGGCCGGCGGATCTGGGCCGAGCTTTGCGTGGCGGCCGGAGGCGCGGGCGGGGGCGTCTTCCGGGTCCCGGCCGCCGGTGACACCGTCCAGGTGCTCCTGATCGACGCCGACCCGACCGATGCGCGTGTGGTGGGCTGGACACCGACCGGGGCGATGGGGCTCCCCGACGGGGTCGAGGCCGGCGCGACGTATCTGGTCGCGGTGCCCGGCGAGCATCTTCGCCTGCTTGCCTCGGGGAGCGGAAAGCTCAAGATCGCGACGGACGCCGGTGACGTGCTCGAGGAGATATCGAAGGCGCTCTCCGAGCTTGTCGGCGCGTTTAGCACGCTGTCGGCCGACGTCGCCACGCCAACCCTTTTTGGCACATCTAAAATCGCGGGCACGGCCTCATATACGCAAGCGGCGACGGCGCTTGGAAAGATCAAGACGGTGGTGGATTTGATACGCGAGTGAGCAACCAAAATAACGATAACCAGAAGAGCCGGTATCCGCCGGCTCTTCGCATTTCTTGGAGAACCCTATGGCACTGGACTCAAAACGACTCGCCGATGCGCTCAAGGCTGCGGCCGATGAGGCCGAGGCAAGCGGTCCCGATCCGCTGAATGATCCGGACGGATTCAAGACCTACCTCTGGGAGCAGATCGCCGGCGCCATCGTCTCGGAGCTTCAGCAAAACGCGTCGGTCACCGTGGAGGTCGCCACCGGCATCGTTGTGCAGGTCAACACCGGCACTGGCACAGGGGCGACCACGGCGGACGGGGTCGGCAGTGGGGGTATCCAATGACCATTTTACGCGCAGACATCTTCGAGCCGCTTGAAGAGGTCGAGACATCCACAGGTCACTTCGACTTTAAGGCCGCGACGGGAAACGAGCTCGCCGCCCAACGCATCCTTCGCGGCTATTTTACGGTTCCCGGAACGCTTCATCACAGGCCCGGATGGGGTGGGGGGTTGCAGCGTTATCAGGGAGAGCCCGCCACGGTGGCGAATCGACAACAGATTGTGAACCGCGCGCAGAGATTTTTGGGAAGTCTCCCCTTTGTCGAAGAGGCATCGGTGAGCGTTTCTGCCGGGCCAATGGGAGAGTTTCAGCTTTTCACACGAGTTCGCATCAACGGGGCCGAATTGGTCCTGCCGGAGGTAACGATTGCCTGATTTAGCGACATTTCAACAGCTTTACGACGAGTTTAAGGCCGAGGTGCTCGCCGCGCCCGCCGATCGCCTTAATGACTTTAGCCCAGGTTCCTTTCTGGACGCCTTTGCGGCCGTGGCGGCGACGGCCTCTCAGGGCATTCAGCGTTGGATGCTTCGCCAGGTGATGCGTGCTTTTGTGTCCGATGCGATGGGGGGCGACCTCGATTATGTCGTGGTGGATCGCTACGGCTCCGAGATTTCGAGGCGCCCCGATGAGAGCGATACGGATTATAGGCTTCGCGTCGACGCGTGGCTCGATGCACTCGGACGCGGGACCCCCCTGGCGCTTCGGATCTATGCCGAAAGTTTGGAGGCGGTCCTGAGCGCCGCCGTCACCGAGAACGTCCAAACTGGACAAACCACCGTCACGGCCGTTTTTGATGACACACAGGCCACCGACGACGCGGTGCGCGACGCGTTTATCGCGGGGCTTGATGGCTGGCGAGCAGCCGGTGATGCGGTTAACCTCACACTTACCCCGGTGGTATAAAATGAGCCGAAGCACATCGACAATTTTGGGGGAGATCTCCGCCCTGGCGGTCAATTGGCTGTCCGAGCCGCCTGACGGGCGGCTGATGCTCAAGGCGCTGGCCAATGTGCTCCAGGGCGCCGAGGCCCGTTTCGATGAGTGGGCTAAAGAGCTTTTTCGCCAATCCGCAAGCCCAGTGTGGCTTGCGCAGTGGGGGCGCGAATTTGGCATCGATCGGCTCCCCTGGGAGTCGGTTGAAAGCTGGCGGGAGCGTATTTTTATCGGGCCGAGATCGCCGACGCCGGCGTATCTAAAACGAGCGATCGAGGCGCGGCTTGCCACGGAGGGTTACGCGGTCGATATCATCGAGCCAAACCAGCGATTTTCGCTCGCCGGCGGCGAAGATAGCGCCTTAAAGGAGCGCCGCGGCGTCTACACCGATACGAATACCGCGCTTCTCGCCGACGGCATGCCGCGCCGGATGTTCTGGGCCATTATCCCGACGCCTGATTTTGTGCGCCTCGAAGCGGGGTGTTTTACCGACGTCGGATCCTATGTGGACCACAACGCCTATCTCGACGGCACGCCTGACTATGAGCGCCGCCGTTTTAAGCGCGAAGCCATCAAATTCCTAAAAGAAAATCACCCATCCTCGGCGGCCTGGGGCATTCAGCTCCAGGACGAAAGCATCCCAAGCATCGCACATTTTAACGCCCTACTTTCTGGGCCCATTGGAGGCATCTTATGAACCTGATTCGCGCCGTACACAATATGTATGAGCTTTTAACCTCAACCAAGATCGATCAGCTCTCCAAGAGCATCTGGTCGACCGTGGCCGCCGTTTTGTGGAGCCTCTTTCGAAACGGGTCGGGAGACTTCGAATCGGGCTTTATCGGAGAGGCGTGCAACCCCACCGCCGGCGGCGCCAGCCCGACGGTGACGCTTGCACCCGGACTCGCCCTTTATTTCGACGCCACCGAGCCCGACCTATGGCGCGGCAAGGTCAAGCCGCTCTTTTTACGAGCGCCGCAAATCGTTGAATTCGACATAAATAACGACGCATACGACCGCATCGACTCTGTTTTTATTCGCCCCAAAGAGACCGAGGAGGATGAGCAAGAGCGCTGGCTTTTCGACCCGATTCAGAAGGCTGAATATCGCTCAAACGAGCCGGGGCGTGTGCGATACGGATTTGAAACCATCGTGGTGAAAGGAACACCTAATGTTTCGCCGGCGGCGCCTGATACGCCTTCAGGCTGGCTAAGAGTCGCCGACGTGCGTCGCCCCTCGGGCCAGGTCAATGTCACCACGCCCGACATCACCGACTTGCGCACTATCATGACGCTCACACCGGGTAATGCGCGTCTTGATTGGTTGAATCTAAAAAAAGGCGCAGAAATCGATCTTGAGGATGGCGACGGAGGGTTTACCAGGCTTTTTCGCGGGGCCAACGGCTCGTTAAACCTCGTCACCAATCTAATGGGCGCGCTCCCCGACGGGATCATGAACCTTGGTACGCTCACCGCATATTCGCATCTGGCGGCCGATACACTTCGCGGCGCTCTGGGCGATATCATCGAGATTCGAGATTCGTCCGGTGGAGAGGGTGGCCTGCGCACCAAGTCGATTGAGGCGTTCGACACAAGCGGAGTCTGGATTAAAGACAAGGTCCAACTATTTGACGGCGTTGATTTTCGGGCATTTATAAGCCTGAACGACCCGCTTCCGATGACCGTCCGGCTGTACACAGAGATGCTCTCGGGTGGCTTATGGGCCCCCTACAATGTACCATTCTTCATCTCTAAAATAACCAGCAATTATATCGACTCGGACACCGTAAAGAGCGACAAATTCATTGCTCCAAACGTCGCGGTAGCCGGCGGTGTCATCGACGGTGACGGTACCATCCTCGAGTCATTCGGTGTCGTTTTGGGAAGTAACACTAAAACCACCACCGGTGCGTATGCGGTTGTGCTGGAATCCAGCGGGATAATACCGGTGGCCTCGCCTGGTGACAATACGCTCCAATATACGGTCCTCCCGTATATGGACCCGGGCGATGACAAGAAAACGAAATTTATCATTAACGACTCAACCGGGGCGCAAGCCGACTCGAAATTCACTTTTATTGTCTACTAAAAGGAGGTCACTATGAGCAGACCAACACTCGCACAACTCGCGTATCTGAACGCCGGTCTGGGGCCGCAGTGGACCGCGCAACCGACCGTCTCCGCCCCGAACGGCCCACCTTCCTCACCGAGCGACGGCATTGCGACGCAAAACGCGGTGGTCGCGCTCCTGGGCGTGGATATGGCAGCACGCTC